ACAAATAGAACAAATAGTGACTTCTATTGAAAGGTATGGAAACAATGATCCAATAGCAATTGATGAAAATAATGTGATTATTGAGGGTCACGGACGTTACCTTGCTCTTAAAAGGTTAGGTGTGGAAGAAGTACCAGTTATTAAATTGGAACATTTAACTGAAGAACAGAAACGTGAATATATATTAGTTCATAACAAGCTTACTATGAATACTGGTTTTGATTTAGATATTTTAGAAAAAGAATTAGATAAAATTGAATTTGATATGACTAATTTTGATTTTGAAAAGTTTGAACAAATATTTGAAGAAGAAACAAGTGAATTGAATAAAGAAATTGAATTATCAGAGCTTGAAGATAAAGTAATGTTAAAAGTTGAATTTGGTTATGATGAGTATCAAATGGTATTAGAAAGATTACATGAAATCAATGAAGATAAAAGATTGGCCTTGTTAGAGGTGCTCGATGTATAACTGGAGTTTTAAAGATTATCCTAAAAAGAACGGTTTAAAAGTTTTCGGCACTTTTATTTGTGGTGGTGGCTCTACTATGGGGTTTAAACTAGCTGGATTTGAACATTTAGGCGGTGTAGAAATAGACCCTAAAGTTGCTGAAGTTTATCAACTTAATCACAACCCTAAATATTTATATAACGAAGATATAAGAACTTTTTTAGCTAGGGATGAATATCCAGAAGAATTATATAATCTTGATGTTTTAGAGGGGAGTCCACCTTGTTCAAGTTTTTCATTAGCTGGAAATCGCGAGAAAGACTGGGGCAAAAAGAAAGTATTTGCTGAGGGACAAGCTGAACAAAGATTAGATGATTTATTCTTTGATTGGATAAAACTTGTTGATAAGTTGCAGCCTAAAATTGCGATAGCTGAAAATGTTAAAGGAATGATTATTGGAAGTGGTAGAGCTTATTCAAAGAAAATCATTGAAGAACTAAATAAAATCGGTTATGACGTGCAATTATTTCTGTTAAATGCTTCAACTATGGGAGTACCGCAAAAAAGAGAGCGTGTATTTTTTATCTGTAGAAGAAAGGATCTGAACTTGCCTGAATTACAATTAAATTTTAATGAGAAGCCTATAAAATTTAAAGAAGTTAGAGAAAAGGGTAAAGGTGAAGAAGTTAAAGGTGTAGCAGGCGAACTGTTAGCATATGCGAAAAAGGGTGAAACCAACCTAGAAAAAGCTTGTATCAGGCTTAGAGGGAAAGGTTCATTCTTTAATACAGTATTGTTTAGTGATGAAAATGTACCTAATACGATATTAACTAGTGGATATCTACCAATTAAATTTGAAGATAAGTTATTTGCAACTGAAAATGAATTAAAATTAATTAGTTCATTTCCTCAAGATTATAAATTCAAGAATAAACCGCCTGTATGGTTTATGGGGATGAGTGTTCCTCCTGTTATGATGTGTAAAATAGCTAGAGAACTTGCTAAACTGTTGGGAGGTGACTAGTATCGCTAGAGGTAAGTACCAAGAGTGGTTAGAACAAGATAACTTATTAATGATTGAGGGTTGGGCACGTCAAGGACTTACTGATGAACAGATAGCTAAAAATATGGGTATAAAAAAATCAACCTTTTATGATTGGTTGAAAAAGTATCCGGACATTTCGGACTCCCTAAAAAGGGGAAAGGCTCCAGTAGATTTTGAAGTTGAGAACGCACTTTTAAAACGTGCAATTGGTTTTGAGTACGAAGAAACAGAAACTATCATTGAAGAGATCGACGGGAAACAAAAGAAACGGGTTAAAAAAATCAAGAAAGTAGCACTTCCAGAAACTAGTGCTATTATTTTTTGGCTTAAAAATCGTAAACCTGAACAATGGCGTAAATTTAACCCCGTGGTAGAAGCTAAAATTAAAGCTGAAACTCAAGCCTTGTTAAAAGATACTGAGGTTGCACCTAGTGAGAATATTATAATTGTGGATAGGTGGGAAGATGAATAAAGTATTTTATGTTCAAAAGAACGTTAACCCTCATTTCAAGTCAGTATGGTGTTCTAAAGTACCTTACAACGTGCTAAAAGGTGGTAGGAATAGTTTTAAGTCTTCTGTAGTAGCTTTAAAACTGGTTAATGATATGGTTAAAATGATAGCTAAAGGTGAGAAAGCTAATGTTGTAGTAATTAGGAAAGTAGCAAATACAATTCGTGATAGTGTCTTTAATAAGATTAATTGGGCCATTAATTTATATGGTTTAAGTGATTCATTTAAAAGTACAGTATCACCGTTTAAAATCACTCACAAAGCTACAGGTTCAAGCTTTTATTTCTATGGTGCAGATGACTTTCAAAAGTTAAAATCAAATGATATTAACAACATCATAGCAGTTTGGTATGAAGAATCAGCAGAATTTGACAGCAAAGAAGAATTTGACCAGACAAACATCACGTTCATGAGGCAGAAACATAAATTAATACCGTTTGTGCAGTTCTTTTGGAGTTATAACCCACCTAGAAATCCTTATGATTGGATTAATGAGTGGAGCGAGGAAATGAAAACAGTTGAGGGTTATTTGGTCCATGAATCAAATTATTTAAACGATGAATTAGGTTTTGTAACTGAGCAAATGTTGGCTGATATCAATAGAATTAAAGAAAATGACTTTGATTATTACCGCTACATTTATTTAGGTGAACCAGTCGGATTAGGAAATAACGTTTATAACATGGCTTGCTTTCATGCTTTAGATGAAGTACCTAGCAATGATAAAATCATGGGAATATCTTATGCTCTAGATACAGGACACCAACAAAGCGCCACGGCTTGCGGTGCTTACGGTATTACTGCTAAAGGAAATGTAATCTTATTAGATACTTTTTATTATTCTCCAGCAGGTAGAAGTATTAAAGCTGCGCCCAGTGATTTAACTATTATGATTAATGATTTTATTAGTAGCGTTCAAGAAATATATAATGTACCAACTATTAAATTAACAATAGATAGTGCTGAGGGAGCGTTAAGAAATCAGTACTTTAAAGATTTTGGGATTAGGTGGAATCCTGTGGCAAAACTGAAAAATCAAACTATGATTGATACAGTAACCAGTTTACTTGCACAAGGTAGGTTCTTTTATTTGAATAATGAAAACAATAAAATATTCATTGAAGAACACAAGATGTACAGATATGATGAAAAAACTATCAATACACCTGAACCAAAAGTAGTTAAAGAAGATGACCACACAGTTGATGAATTTAAGTATTTTGTTTTAGATAACTCAAAACTATTAGGATTAAAAGTGTAGGAGTATAAAAATGAAAATTATACAGTTTATAAAGAATATATTTAAAAGGAGCAAATATACAATGCAAGGTAGTTTAAATAGTATATTAGACCATCCGAAAATTGTTGTGTCTTCCGAAGAATACAACAGGATTCAGAACAATTTGAGATACTTTCAAAGTAAATTTAACGATGTTACCTATCTAAATACAGATGGAGAACAGAGAACAAGGAAATTTAATCATTTGCCGTTAGCAAGAACAGCATGTAAGAAGATAGCAGGCTTAGTTTATAACGAACAAGCTGAAATAACAGTTGATAATGAAACAATTAATCAATTTGTTAATGATATCTTATTAAATGATAGATTCAACAAAAACTTTGAACGATACCTTGAAAGCTGTTTAGCATTAGGTGGGATGGCGATGAGACCATATTTTGATGGCAAAACAATTAAGATAGCATTCATTCAAGCACCTGTTTTTTTACCATTACAAAGTAACATGCAGGACGTAAGCAGTGCAGCAATCATTACTAAGACTGTTAAAAGTCAAGGTAAAACAAATATTTATTACACATTAGTAGAGTTCCACGAGTGGAACGATGAAGATTTAACAATTACAAATGAGCTTTACAAATCGAATAATTCAAGCACAATTGGTAGTCAAGTATTATTGAGTGAACTATATGAAGATCTAGAGGAAAATATAGTGATTAAAGGACTAAGTAGACCGTTATTTACTTACTTGAAAACTCCAGGAATGAACAACAAAGATATTAATAGTCCGTTGGGATTGTCGATATTTGATAATGCAAAAACAACAATTGATTTCATTAACAGAACTTATGATGAGTTTATGTGGGAAATTAAGATGGGACAGCGTAGAGTCGCTGTCCCAGATGGTTTAACAAATATGACTTTCCAATCTGGTAAAGATAATAAGTTCGTGACTAAACGAAGATTTGAAACAGATCAAAATGTGTTTGTTCAAATAGGTGGTGGTCTTGATGATAATAAAATCGTTGATTTAACTACTCCTATTAGAGCTGATGACTATATCAAAGCTATCAACAAAGGTTTAGCAATGTTTGAAATGCAAGTTGGAGTTAGTGGTGGAATGTTTAGTTTTGACGGAAAGACAATGAAGACAGCGACAGAAGTTGTCAGCGAAAATTCAGATACATTTCAGTTAAGAAATAGCATTGTATCGTTAGTAGAACATTCAATCAAAGAACTTGTAGTTTCAATTTGTGAATTAGGTAAGGCACACGGAATATATCATGGTGAAATACCTAAACTTGAAGATATATCTGTTAATCTTGATGATGGAGTGTTCACAGATAGAAACGCAGAACTTGATTATTGGGTAAAAGCATTAGCAAGTGGAATTGTTAGTAAGCAATATGCTATTTCTAAAGTATTGGGCGTGACTGATGAAGAAGCAAGTAAGATGTTAAATGAGATTAACGAAGAAGTACAACCTAACCTTGATGAAGTGGACGGTGTAATCTATGGAGATAAAGAATAATGATGGTAATTATTGGATAAAGTCAAAAGAAGTAGAGGGGTTATATCATGAATTATCCATGGAAATGATGAAAAACATAGTCAGAAGATTAAAGCAACGTGGAACAGCTGATTTAATTGACAATCCTTATGTTTGGCAGTTGGAGAAGTTAAATGATATGCATTTAATAACTGAAGATAATGTTAAGTTAATCTCTAAATATAGTGGAGTTGCTGAAGATGTTTTCCGAGATGTAATTGCTAATGAGGGTTACAAAATATATCAAGACCTGTCTT